CCTCCTCATCCATCTCCACATCAATCACTCTTGCTGAACGCTTTGAAAGTTTAGAAGACTTTCTCCCCACTGCAAATAGATAGCCCTCATACTGAGCTAATGCGCTAGCAATGCCATTTTGAACAAGTACATTCTGCTTATTGAATGTATTCTGCTTGCCGTTATAAAGGAAGAAGTCATAAAGACTACCACCAGCTTTCTCTGGAAGCTCTCCGCCAATGGGAAGATTAAGTTCTCCTCCAGCTAAAATGCTGCCAGTATGTAAATCGTCCCACGTTTCCTGGCCAATGTCAATATACACATAAGAGCCAGGAGCAATGGAAGCCTCGGAAGGCAGTGTTTGAAGTTCATACGCTTTTCTTGATAAATTACGCATGAGACACATAAGCCTTGCCACGTATACTGCCTGGTTTCGCGTGGTAACAAATTGAGATAAATCGAGAGTTTCACGAATGCACAATGCTTCGTTCGCGCTCTTGAGCCTCAATGTAACGCTTTCATTGCGAGGAAAATATTCATCGCTTTCCGAATCCCTGTAAATAGCCGTGACAATCACATCTTGCGTGGATGCTCCGTAATCCACAAATTCTTCCTTATAAGATCCTTCAAGAATATTGCCTTGGTTGAACAATGTGGAAATAGGAAGTGGTCTGTCTGATAAAATTCTTCCATTTCCATCGGCTGGTACAGAAGGCACAAGAGTAGTTTGTCCTCCAATCGTGGCAAGCTCTAACAAGCTAAACGCAGAAGCTTGCGCCCAGAATTCACGCCATGATTGAGGGTCAATAATTGCTCCGTCCATGAAGAGCTTATTGCGCTGACAAAAAGCTTGGGCTTCTGCAAGGCGTGGCATGTTGATGGATTCAATGCGAGCATATTGGCCGATGCCATTGTCTTTATCTAAAACAGTATCAATGAAGATTTCTGGTGCATAGCTAGATGATCTAGCCTTTGGCGATGCAACAAAAGCATCCACTTGAGCAGCAGAAACATAACTATTGGCATTGCTAGAAAGCGCCCTTACCTTCTTACCTTTTTCCACCCATACTGTCACGTCCCGCAAATCTTGAAATCCACGTCCTGCAAAAGCATGTACTGCCAGCGTAGATAAGCCTCGATACAGCGAAGCGTTGTAATCGCTCCAATTGTCTTTCAATTGCTCATTAACTGCAGCAATTGTAAGTTCTGGCGCTTGCTCATAAGAATACCTGGTCTGCGTGCGCACGTCGTAATTAAATAATTCCCATTCCATCGACTCCTTAGGCCCTTTATTCAATGGAGGCCATGCACTAAATGGAGTGGTGATAAAGCCATTAAATTCAACGACAATATCATTTACACCAGGAGCATTACTGCTGTTTAGTTGACGCTTTCTACTGTTGGCATTGACGTAGGCATAACCAACAAAATTAATTCCCCTTCGACCAGCTTCCGCTTCTGGATCAGTTACGGGAGTCAAGCGAATTTTCCATTCAGCCGTACCGCCCCCTTGTTTAATAAAGCGGAAATAAGTGAAGATATCTTGCTGAACAGATCCTCTAATGCAAAACACATAAGGAATGGTCTTGTATTGATCATTATCTAGTGCATATTCACAAGTGAACATTGCAGTGCGAGGTTGTTGACCATTCTCTCCATTCTTGTAACCATAGTCGTCTTCGTCAGTGCCATATTTCCTTTGACGACCATTGACCTGCCTGAAGAGCTGAAGCTTTAGCGAAAGCTCAATTGCTTCGCATTTTGTCACTGAAGAATAAGCGGCCTGATCAATGCGAGCTAAGCATTTTGTGCCATTGCGTTCTAGGACACTACTGTACAAGATGGGACTATTCTCTATTAATTGCTCCAATGCGTCTATCTCCTTTTGGAGAGTCACCGTCTTCTTGCTCAGCGAATTACGCTTTTCTCTTAATTGCTTCTTTTGCTTCTGATCATAAAAAAAGCTTGCTTCTAGATCTTCCTCAATGTCTGCTATTTGCTGATTTAGAAGGACAATAGTCTGCTCTTTCTCTGAAATCTGCTCCTGATACTTCACCCTGTCTTGCCCTTCGTCCTTGCCATTCCACGCCTCGTTGTAACCAATGCTTGGCATCGGCCCCGACGTTTCACAAACTAATGTGGCCTTGAGAGAACTAAATTCAATTTCTCCGCGCCTATCGTCTGTGTAGGCTACTTTCTTTGCCCTAAAAATAGCCCCGCCAAGTTTATACAAAGACCCATCGTCAAATACTGCCGCTGCATTCCTCAAGATGCTTTCAATGGCTTCGCGACCATCTGCTCCTTTCAAACTGTTACTAGTGGTACTAGCAATAGTGACAACAATTTCTCCATCCTTTGGAAAGTTTGGTCGATTATTTGTCCCCTCCCAGTATCCTTGGGTGCCACTAATTGAAATGGGAACAAAATCACTGGGATCTCGTCCTCCATTGCCTTTTAGTTCAATTGCTTTTGGGCGAATGGGAACAATGCCAGTGATGCTGCAAGTATTGCTAGTAGTGGGAGCGTAAGATTGACTAAAGCCTTTCTTGTTGGACTGGGCATGGGACAAAGCAGCAGTTGTAACATTTGCAGAGTTGCCATACCACGTAGGATCTTCTTTGAAGGCATTGACAGAAATGTCTCCAATGGGAGTGAAATCCTGATAAGTGGTGGCGCCATTATCACTAAAATACAGCCATGCCTTACTTCTCACCACTTGATCGAAAGGAAGCTGGCCCACTGCAGTGCGCTCAGGCTTGATCTCTTCAACGGTGGATGCTCCGATGGAAAGCATGAGCTGCATGAACTGTGAGCCGCCATAGCTCAATACGGCGCTCCACAGAAGCAACGTAGAAAGCCTGACGCCACCATTACGGTTTTGATCCGTGTTGGTATAGACAAGCCCTACTGGCTCTCCATAGCGAGATACTTCCTGGACACCATTGAAGCCAAAGCGCGGCACTGCACGCTGTTCTCTAGTGTTGCGCCCTTGCCCTCTTGGCTGTTCTGGCTGTGGAGCGAGCAATGCTGCTGCCACTTGCAAGATGGTGCCGATAATTGTAAGGACTAAAGCAATGGTGCCAGCAGGCTCATTCCTAATGTCAAAAACAGTGCCTTGTTTCGCATCAATATATTCTTGCTTCGCACAAACAAAATCAAGATATTCTTGCTTCGTTACGCCAAGAGCTTCAATTAAACCATGTTCATAAGGAAGCAACGGGCGATCATTAGAACTATTCCCCGCCATCCTTCTTGCCCCAATAAAGACGTATTCTAGGCAAATTATACAACTTCGCCCTTACAACTTTCTCCCCCGCTGAAATGAAAAGAAAACTATCATCATCAACGACTGTGCCCAAAGCTAGTCCTCCAGTGTTGCCACATAAATAACCCATCGCCCCAATGCGAGCATCGCACTGATCTGCATTTTCTTTCATCCATCTTGCAATCAATGCACCAGGAAATTTCTCTTCTTCCCATTTCTCATATATCCATTCAAAATCTCGCGAATAATCATAAAGGCCAAGCCTTCTTCTTGCTTCGCTCATTAGCTGCAAACAATCAGTGGCTCCCTCACAAGGCTTTTTCCTCCATTGATACGGAAGACCAATTAAATCATTAAAACAAACAAAGCTCATCGCAGTGAAATTTCTGCACTTGTCGGCAATGGTCCAACTAAACTACGAGAAAAAGTGGCGCGGGGAAATTGTCCTCCCACACTGTCCATTGAGCTTCTAAATCGCATTTCAATGGTAGTGTCGGAAAAAGCGGAGCCAATGCCAATATACTGTTCCGTATAGGACGCTCCTGTAAATGCATTCACGGCATTAAGCCAGTAAGTAGTCAAAGTGAGACGACTGAGCCTGTTTCCATTACCTTGTTCCACAATACGCATAGCAAATGCATCATTTGGTAGCAAAAGCTGCATCATTGCATTATCTCCTCCAAGATTGGCTACAGTTCCTTCAATGCGAAATGGAGCGAAAGTATAGTTTACATTACTTCCTGGAACTTGCTTTGTTTCACCAATAAAATAGTTCTGATAGTAGTTTGTACTGGTCTTATTGCCATCGCTGTCGTACATAATTAGCTCAAAAAATTGAGCCGCGCGAATGGTCGTCATACCAAGTCTCCAATGAAAGTAATGGAAATAGTGCTTAGTGCTAACACTGTGCTTTCTACTTGTGGAGAATCAGCGTAAAACCATCTCACATTAGGAATAGTGCGAAAGTTATCGAACGTTGCATCTTTTTTGTAGCCAGAAAACAATTCCCTTGGAATGCGAAATCCTTCAGTGGAGCCATATTGACCATGGTAGTGATCAAAAATAGTATTAAGCACTCCTTCGTCTACGTTCTCAAACGTTAGTTCAAGCGTATAGCCCGATGCTTTATTGCCAAAACTTCTGCGAACAGTCTTACCAGACAAGCTTGTATAAGCTTTCACTGGATAGATGCCCATCGTAAAACGACGAGACGTGGGGCGAATGGCATCATTCGCCTTGATATCATCCACTTTACGAGCGGGAGAAACGTTAGAAGGAAAGTCTGCCATAATTAACGCATACCCACTTTACGACGAGCAGAAGGAGAATTCTGAAGCTTGTCTAAGGCTAGCGAAGCTCCACGATTGGCACCGTCACGAGCAGCCATTTTACGAGTTTCAGCCATTGCTGCTTGAAGCTGTGCCACATCCACGTATTCCCTGTCGCCAAATTTAGTGGTTTGGAAGCTCATGGAAAGCACGGGGGAAGATTGTTGACGGGCGTTGTCTGAGAGCAAGTCGCGAGAAGACTGACCACGCATTTGCACGGGAATGCTCTTGCCATCGGGAAGAGGGACAATCGCTTCGTTGTAACGTCCTTCACCTATTAGGCCGAGAGTGGGGCCAGTTACCATGCCACCATTGGCAAAAGCACGGAAGCCTCCGTTCCATACCGCGCCATTGGCTGCGGCGGCAGGTTTAAACATGCTTGCAAATCCTCCAATTGCCCCACCAACGCTCAGGAGAATACTTCCAATACCTCCCAGCACATTAGAAGTGCCACCCTCTTCAATTTGCTTGATGCCAGCCATAATTCCCATAATGGAACCAGCAGCGATACCAATACCTTGAACAGTCTTGCCCAAAGCTTCCTGCCAATTAACATTGGCCTCATCGGTCTTTTTCGCTGTCTCGTTAACAGTTTCTGCAACACTCTTTGTTGCCGCATCTAGGTTTTCAGTAGCCGTAGACCAATCGTAGGAACCAATGCTTCCCATGCCGGTGCCAGTGGCGGGCGTTGCCCCTGTATAGGAAATTGCAGTGCCTGATTGACCAGCAATGAATGACGACAAGCCTCCCGTTGCTCCAGGAAGCGCCAATGGCGACGAAACGCCAGGTATAGACGCGGGTGCACTTTGAGTGGCCCCCTCGCCCCCATTTGCTATTTTCTCAACGTTTTTATCAATTTTTTGCTGCGTTTCACGGGCTGCCTTTAATTCCGCAAGCTGTTTCTCCATCGCGGTAAGCTGCTCTTGTCGCTTCGCCTCTTCGTCTGGCACCCCAAAAATTGCCCCTAATTGGTCCTTAAAGAACTTCTCAACTGGCTGCATTGCAAAGTCAAAGAACATGGTCAAGGCTTGATCAGCCAAAGCTTCTTGCGCTTTCTTGAGCGCATCCACTGAATCGCCGCCTTTGGCAATTTCCTTGAACATATCTTTGTAAGTGCCAGTTACGCCTTCTACGGCCTGATTAATTCGCCCTGAAACTTCTTCCAACGCTTTAAGCGCATCAGCTTGTTTCATTGTCGCAATGGCATTTTCTAATTGCGCAATGGTAAATTCTTTCACTTGGCTAGCGGCTTTTCCAACGGACGTGGAATATGCATTAATAAAAGCTTCAGCATTTTTCAATTCATATGTCTGTTCTTTTGTTAATTGCGTTCCGTCTTCTTGCATTGCATTATATTTTTTAACTGTTGCAGTGGCAGTTACTAATTCTTCGTCCAATTTCTTCTGCATTTCAATGCCTTTGGCCCGTGCTTCTGCAATTGCCATTTGTGCATCGATAGCCTCTTTCGGTACTCCCTGTAGCTCTAGTTGATATCTTGCGGCCAATAATTGATTTTGAAGCTGCAATTGAGCAACTGGGAAAATCGTGTCAAAATTTTGTTTAATAACCTGGGCGTAATCAGCCTCAGCGTTTCGCAGTGCCAAAGTCAAGCGAAGAGTTTCCGTTTTGGTTGTTTGTACCGTTTTTTCGGCGGCAACAATATCCCGACGTTCGCTCCCCGAAACAGGACGCTCTCCAGGAAGTGCCCCAACGGTTTGGCCGATCATCGTATTTTGATGCGCACCGGGACCATACTGAGTAGAGGCGGCAGTGGCGTATGGTGACTGTCCTTTGGGAGCGCGAGGCGGGCGGCTTCCTGGAGCAACACTGCCTGCCTCTCTTGTAATGGCTTGTCCAGCATTGAAAATTTGCTCTTCCAGGCGCATCTTCACGTCAAACAAATCTTTGGCAAGTTTGATGCCAGCTTTTTGTACGTCATTGGCGCCGGATTCTTGTAGCTCAAAACGACGTTCGTCAAAACGTTTTTGATATTCAAACAGAATTTTTGCCCGCTCCATGTCGCCTTCCATGCGAGCCTTGGCAAGCTGATCACGAAGATTTTCTAGGCTTTCTAAGCTTTGAGCAGCGTCATTTTTTGCCTTTTGAGCGCCTTTTGCGTCGCCTTCACCGGGTGGAATTACGCCAAGCACGGCTGGAGTTTGTGCCTGCTTCTCATCAAACTTAATTTGCTTTTCGCGAGTTGAAACTTCTGCCTGCAATCCTTCTTGACGCAAGATTTCGGCGGTAATATTTGTCTTTGGAATAAACGTCCGACCAAGTAAGTCGCGCCGAATACCAACTCCAGCCTCTTCTAGTCTTTTAGCTGCGTCTCCTTTTACTGGTACCACTTCTTCGCCGCCAAGTTTAAAAACTTCTTTTGATTTTTGAAGACTTTGAAGCTCCTTAGTGGTTCTCGCAATTTTTTGCCCCTCCAGTCTTGCTTCAGTCTGCGACATTGAGCGAATTGCTTGCGCCGCGCCCATCGCTTTGGCCTTGGTATCGGCTAACGCTTGATTCATGGTCATGAATCTTTCAATAAGCATGCTGATACCGACAACGACCAAGCCAACGCCGGGTGTAGCGAAGAAAGCACGTAAAGTAGTGCCAGCAGTACGAATTGAGGCGGCAGTAGCCTGCGACGTAGCACCTGTTGCAGCCATCATTCCCCTAAAAGCCGATAGGGTTGTGGTGCCGGACGCAACTCGCGCATTGAAAATCACGAGCTGTAATGCAGTAGAGGCCCATAGTCCACGCATTACGCCAAGCGCGATATTGAGGGGAAGAGCAATGGCATAAAGCTTTGCCAAATAGCTAACAATTGGATTGCCGGCAATTTGCAGAAATATCTTACTAACATCAAGAGCTACTTTTGCAAGCTGTCCCAATTGAACAGCAAAAGCAGCTACGTTTTGCCCAATACCATCAAAAGCCGGACGTAGCCGCTCAAGCTCTTGCGCAATAGCGAATCCGCCTGCTGTTTTTGCTGCAGTGCCAGTAAAGAATGCATTGAGTCCATCAGTGAGCTGTTTAATTCCATTTGTCATTGGAACAACGACAGTATTCAAGAATCCCACTGCAACTGGCTCAAATGCCTCGTAGAGAAGAGTCATCGAGTTTTGCATACGATTCATTACGCCTTGGAATGTAAGAGCAGCTCCTTCAGCGCCAGGGCCAAATTCCTTATTCATCACAACAGTCACATTTTTCAACAATGCAACCATCGCTTCTCCCTTATACGCGCCATCTTCCAATGCAGCAGAGAAATCTTGAATGGCTTTTGGCCCCTTGAATCCTGCGGCTTCTGCAAACAATGCCATAGCACCAGGAAGAACGTCACCCAATTGCCCCTTAAGTTCTTCGCTCATCACCTGACCTTTGCTCGCCATCTGAGCAAATGCATAATTCACGCGATCAACTTTGTCGGCGCTCATCCCAAAAGTGGCAGCAGCTTTTGTAATGCCAGTAAACAAGTCCCTGATTTCGTCTCCACTAAAACCAGCCGGAGCCATGGAGGCGTATAGCTTGGTGAAGCCATCACGCGCCGATTGCAGGGGCACGTTGTACTTTTCCATCAGGCCGAGCAGTAGCTCGTTGGACGCGCGGGCTTCTTCTGCTGAAGGCGTCACTGCATTCAACGTATTCCTAAAGCTTTGCAACTGCCCAACTGCGGCTCCCACTTGTGCCGGGAAAGCTTGAATGATTCCCAGTAATTTGTAGGCCTGACCAAATAACAATACTTGCTTGGTAGCAAAGCCAAATTCATCGCCAAGCTCGCGAATGGTGCCAGCACCGGGAAGATTAATACCTCCCAGTGCGCGTCCAAAGCCACCAAAGCCACCAGCGCCACCAAATCCTCCGCCTCCGCCAGGTGGCGTTGCTCCACCAGCGAATGGCACTATTGCACCACCTCTCCCTCCGTCGCCGCCGCTTCCTGTTACGCCCCCATAGCCGAAAAAGCCGCCACCGCCATAATTAGTGGTTGTTCCGGCAGGTGGCAATGCAGCTTGTATCGGAGCGCCTGGCAATTGAGGCCCCTGACCAAATCGGAAAAAAGAACGAGGCGGAACAGTAGCTGCACCTGCAAAAGGATTTTGCGAATAAGGAGAGGCAGGGCCAATTGACATCCCTAGGGCTCTACGTGCCTTGTTGACCATGTAAGAAGCAGCCCTGCTTAATGGTGCCTGTTCCATTCCAATCTGGGGGGATTGAATCGCAGGCAAACCCTCAAACATTTGTCTCGTCATGCGAGAAGCACTTGTTTGTCCTGCCGCAGGAAGAAGGAGTTGACCAGCTTGCTGCGGATCACGCACTCGCTCATAAAGCTCACGCGCAGACGCGCTCATGATCCCTTTACTTAAAAAATCAGCTAAAACAGTTCCCGTCTTTCCGATCCATGGATTTGTTGTTCCTACGCTTTTTGTATACTCCGTAAAATCCTTGGCAATGGCCTTTAGCAATGGATCAAAAGCTTTTCCCTTGAGGTCTAAAAATTTCAGTCCCTCTTGCTTAAATTCCGCTTGTTTATTGGCAGCACCAATTAGATCAGTGGTAATTCTCCGTTCGGGCATCATGCGCAACATTCGTTGAGCAGCGCGAGGATTTTCTGTAAGATTTGCTATGCGGTCCAGCATTTCATTGAGATTGGGCATGGAACGCGCAGCGCTTGTTTGCTTTTGTCCCCTGAGAGGCTGCAAACTTGCTTCAAAGCCAAGTCCTTGCTGGTATCTTCCGCGAGCAATTAAGTCCCTGATTGCCCCTAAGGCAGAAGTCCGACTAGCTCCTTGTGGATTCTGAGCCTGGAATGCTTGCAGAAGTCGCTCAACTTCCTGCCTGTTTCTTCCTGATGGCAAGCTAGCGGCAGCTTTTGCCAATGCCTGAGCATTTGCTTTTGCGATTTTATTGAGTTCTGCCTGGTATGCGGGGCTATCTAAAAAAGAAGGACGCTTTGCTTGACTTGCTTCGCCTCCACTAACTCCGGTAGCGCCAGCGGGCGCTATTCCCCCCTTGAGTTTTGCCTCAACTTCAATGACAATGCCAGAAAGACTATCTTTAATGCTCTTCCTGATAGCATTGATATTTTTGACGAGAGGAGGCTTGACTTCAATTGGCACAAAAATTGCGCCTTTTGGTCCTGTAATTTTTGAAATGATATCGCGCCTTGCCTCGGCGGCTTTTACTCCAGAAATACTGGATTCAACTTTTAC